CACAAACCATGCGGAGGTAATACGTGGCAACGTATGAGTATAAATGTGATGTGGACAATCAAGAAATATCTGTCCAGCGTCCCATGTCAGAAGCAGAGGTCATTCCAATTTGTGATGTTTGCAAAGAGGATATGAAGCGTGTATACTATGCAACACCAGTCAAGTTTAATGGGACTGGATTCTATTCAACAGGAGGATAAATGAAAGATTCTAATTGGGACTTGGACTTGCGTGCTGGAGAAATAGGTGAAAGCAAAGTAGCAGATTTACTTCATGCAGATACAGTCGAGGTCAAGACTGATAAGCGTTGGAAAGATACTGGAAACTTATTTATTGAATACTCATGTTGGCAACAGAGTACTCAGTCATGGAAAGATTCAGGTATACTAACCTCAAAGGCTACTCACTGGGCATTCGTGCTTGATGAGAGTGTGCTAATTGTAAGTAGGGGACTATTGTTTGATGTAATAGAAAAGTTCGGTAGACCCATCTCAAATAATAAGATGCCTAATCCATCAAAAGGTTATCTGATTACACCAACTCAACTAATAAACTATCCTAGAGTAATGAACGAAAAGTTTGATATTGCTGGGGAACATTACAAAAATTATATGGAACAGGAGTATCCGATTTGAAAGATGGATTCTTAGTCTTCATTAGTCCCATCTTCATACCGCTCTTCTTCTTGTTCTTTTACTTCTTCGGGTTCAAGATTATCCTCAGTATCTTTTTCACTTTCTGGAAAATCCTTATCTAACCAAGGTCGGAATCCACCGATTCTAGTTATAAGTTTTTTCAGTGCTCGATTATGGCGCATACGGACTGCATCATCGCTACCTAACTTCATCTCGGCAGCAATATCGCCATAGTCCATAGATTCAGCGTACCTGTAAAACAATACTGTCCTATCCTCAGTGTTGAGTTTGCGGTACGCTTTATCTATTTCTATCATCATTACAGTCATGTTGCCACCCTCTGCAGGAGCAGGTGGATGACTTGGTCCAGTAAGATTTAACTTATGACTGCCACCATACTCGCCTCTGATTACAGATGGTAGCAGTGATTCTATAACTACAGATTCATAATAATATATATCAGAAGTCTCATAGCCTAGGGACTTAGCCTTCCAACGTTGGCAGTAATCTAATGCCTGATTGCGGAGTGAGCGATAAATCAAATTCTTGGCGTCTTTCTCGCCTATGGCTTCCCACTCTTTTAACTTATTAGGATGCTCTACAAACCACTGATACAAAGATTGTTTTATATCATCTAGTTCAACCATCTCATACTTCTTATGGTATTCAGATGAAACAGCAACTACAATGTAGTCCCATTTTTCTATTGCAGACCAGTCCATACCTACCACTTCCAAGTCTTTCCCTCTACAGTAAATGACCTGTTAACAATAGGAACTAATTGTGGTACTACTGTTTTGCCATCAACGTGAAGGATACCAAAGCCTTGTTGCCATGTGAATAAGCCAGCCTTAATATATTTAGCACTAGCATAATTCATCAAGTTGCCAAGTTCCATACCCCAAACAGTCTTAGGTTTTCCACCACGATATGTTTGAGTATGATGAGTTAAGCCCATTCTGTGCGTGTGTCCACACACTACTGACATGCCTGAGCGTTTCGCTAATCCCAATGCAGTGGCTCCAGCCGTAGGCTGTACGTTGCCTTCATCACCATGCATTAACAACCAGCCAGGGGCTAGTTCATATGGGTCTTTGTGATATTCAATTTCTAATTCATCAAGACCTAAAAAGTTTTCTAATTGCAACTCAGGCAAGCCAAGTAATCCTGGTGCTCTCATAGCAACTGTATTAAATAATCTGTCTGTATGATTGCTACGAATCATATGTTCAACAGTTAAGTCGTAAAGAACTTGACGAGTAGTGTCTCTATCACGTCCGATAGAACGCTCAAACTCTAACTCAGTCCCCTTACTCCATTTCGAGATAGTCTGCATATCCATTTCATCACCACAAGATACAACAGTATCAGGTTGGTAAGCCTTAATAAATTTAGCCACAGCGTTGACTGCTTCTACGTCATGGTACGGTACTTGCAAGTCTGAAATACAGACTATAGTTTTCATTTCTTTTTGGCTCGTCTCTTATTCTCTAAGCCTACATTTTTCTTTTTAGATAGCACACGTAGATTGGATATCTTATCACTGCCTTTACGACCACCATTATCTTTATGGTCTACTTCTTGGTTACGCTTTAACTTCTTGCCAGTAGCCTTCTTATAATCAAGGCGTGCTTTATTGGTAGATGTAGTCTCAGTTGTGCCATCTTTTTTCTTGCGCTTGATGACATAAATGGGACGTCCACCATTCTGTTTACTACCTTTGTATGGTCCAAATATTTTCATTTGTTCCATTCTCCTCTCAGTACTAGCAGTCCGATGACTGCATAGTTAGCCATATCTTTGAATGAATCCTCAAGAGACTCATGTTCAGGATTAGTTTTGCTATCATATAGGTTATTTATACGAGCCAACTTATCGTGCATACGAACTCTAAGTCCATTCAATGCACCGCCAGGAGCATCAGATATATTTTTTGGTCCGTAATCTTTATGTTTAGATAACAATAAATCTACTAATTCTTGGAAGGTTTTTGCAACGGCTGATTCAAAAGAGGAATTGTTAGAGTAAGAATTAGACTCCCATTCACTATCTGCCTCTTGGTTATAGGGAAACCTTGCTTTTCCAAGTGGGTTATAATCTGCCATGCTTCATCACTCTCCATCTTTTTCATAGTTTTTTAGGAAGTCCTCAATTTCGTAATCTATGCTACGCATATGTTCATCAATGATTAAGTCTTCGATAAACGATTTCATTTTCTTAGGACTAGTTTCTGCTGCATACAATGTTGCAAAAGTACCTTGGGTTATATCTTTTACATACTCTGGTGTATCTGCATTGTCGTATATGGTTCTCAATAGAGAGCCGATTAACAACTGATATCCGCCAGGAAGAATTAACTTAGGGTCAAATGGTGGCTCTTCAAGGTCATCTACTAAGTGGTCTGTTGCATCAAATACATTATCAAACTGTTGTCCGCAAGTCTTGCACGGAGGAATCTCTTTATACTTCATATGTCCCAACCCTCTTGTGGAAGTATGAAGAACCTTCTTTGACGTACATAGAATTGACGTCCTCTCCATCTGGTAGTTGAATAGTTGTTACTGGTAATTCTCTTGATAGTGCTGTTGCAAATTCTTTTCCTGGTTGGTCTCCGTCAGCAAATACAAATACTCTTTCAAAGTCTGCAAGTAATCTCGTGTAATGTTTCTTCCATGAGTTCGCTCCAGGAACTCCTACGCAAGGTATGCCAATCAATGATGATACAGTTATAGTATCTATCTCGCCCTCACAAATCCCAATAAAATCTCCAGCACGTTCAATATCTAAAACATTGTACATCTTTGTCTCAACACCTGTCATGCCCATATACTTTGGTTCAACAGCAGGATTTAAAGCACGAAAGCGGATATCAACAGTGCCAGTCTTAGTGACGTATGGTATTGATAGTCTGCCAGTGAATGCTTCGTGTCCAACCTCAGGCTCCACGACTACGCCTAATCGAGCCAGTCGTGCTGCCTCCCGAGTTATTCCCCTGCTTGTTAGGTAATCCTCTGCCTGAAAGATATTTGTTGCGTACTTGGTTGCCGCCAAATCCAGCAATTCCCTCTGCGATTGATTTTGCCTCACGTATATCCACGCCCTCTTTCTTGGCTATAATTTGTAAACTGTTGCCCTGCATCCCACATGCGAAACAATTGAATATATTTTCTTTGGTATTAAAACTTGCTGAACTTCTAGTGTCATCATGGAATGGGCACTTAATGTTTACTTGTCCTGTAGTTCTGTTCATCTTGGCACCATAGTGCCGTAATATTTCAACTATATCTGGCAGGTCATCCGTCAAATACATCGCCCAGCCTTAATACTAGATAAGAATCTTTTATAGATTTTCCTCTGGCTTTGATGACAACTGCCGGTAAAACCAATTCCCTTTTAATCTGTCTTGCTTCCGCATAATTTGTTGCTTCGACTTGAGCCTCTTTGGTCCAACCAGATAAGTCAATGCGACCTGATTGACCTGGGGCTTTGGCTTCGATGATTCCGATGTGTCCGAGGAAGTCTTTACGGACAACAATATCTCCTTCATCTTTAGAACCTCTTCTTGCAAGTCTCTCACTATCAAATCCAATTCGTCTAAAATAATCTCGTAAGTCGGTTTCAAAGTTTGCTCCTCTAGCCTTATGGCTTTTTCTTGTTGTCATGAATTCTCTGGAATATCTTCTACATACATATACTCTGGATTAAATGCTAACCAAGTAATCAACGTTCCTCCTGCATCGGCTCTGCCATATCTGTTCTTGACTGAAGCCACGCCCAAAGAAGTTCCAACGGTTCCGAGTGTGCAGATGAGTGCTGGTAGTTGGGCGACTTTTCCTTGTAATGCACGTCGTGGTTGGCACGGCGTGCCCATAACTGCTTCGGATGTGTGATGCAATACCACAACAGCCGAATTTGTAGCCCTAGCAAGATACTTTAACTCCTTCATAATTGCACGCATTGATGCAAACTCTTCGCCACCATCTGTGGCAACATCCATTAAGTTATCTAATACAATTAAAGTTGGAGGACAACCCCACAACTCCTCAAAAGCCTCAACCTCTTCTGCAATATCTTGCAAGGTTGGTGATGACTCGAAGCACCAAATTATATGACTGCCTTTTTGTAGGACTGCTTTAGTCCATCCAACATCAGTATTAAGTT